CATATTCCATATCATGATACAAAATATCAGCAACTTGTTGGCCTATATCATTCACCTCTACAAGAACAAATGCTTCGTTGTATTTCCGTGCAGTTGTAAAAATAATATTGGGGTACAACATTGGTGAAATATCATTCTTACGATACTTCCCGACTTGTCGATACGGTTGCTGTGTCACATCAAAAATAGAAAATGCAGAATAATCTAACTCAACTCCCCGACTCACATCACACACAATTACATAAGTATGATTGATAATAGGTTCCTGATAAACATCCAATCCTTCATATTGATAAACTGGTTTCTTAAATGGCATAGCAATTAGTTTCTCTGCCGAAATAAGTGTATTAGAACTACCGAGAAAGCTGCATTCAAACTCTTGTTGGAATTGTCTTTCAGAAGTATTCCGAATAGTATCTTTTTTCCATTTATCATCACGGTCAGGCACTTGCGACCAATGAACAGAAATTGGTATATAATCATTATTCCCCTCTGTTGCATCAACCCACATCTTATAAAACAGGTTCATGCCGTTAGGGGTCGATACAACTAAAACTTTGGTTGTTTGTCCAGAAGTAATAGTAGGATATACCGAACTAAAAAACTGTTCAGATATATTTTGGGGAATATGAGCAAACTCATCAAGGAAAATGATGTTGAATGACCCCCCACGAATAGCAGAACCAGAAGTTGAACTAGCAAGAATTTTCGAGCCGTTCTCTAATTCAATGTTTCCCTTGTTCCAAACAATCACCCCTTGCTGCAACCACTTGGGTAAGTTTTCGTATGCAAGTTGTAACCGTGAAAGTAATTCTAGTGCAGTAGATTTTTTATTTGCAAGAACAGCAATTGAAACATTTTCATTGAAAAGTGCATAATGAAGAAGATACGCTATGATTGTGGTAGATTTACCTGACTGACGAGCCATTTTGCAGATCACAAATCGTTTATCGTGAAACGACTGTACCATATTCTTTTGATAATCCCGAAGATCAAAATCAACCAACCCCTCATCAACTGAAATAATTTTGATGTACTCGCTAATAAAATGAATGGGGTCACTTTTACATCTTACATACTCTTGTATCTGTTCCTTGGTGAAATCTTGTGGAACATATGCTGCTTTGAGTTGGGGATTTCCAAGATAAGTTTCATGCTGATTCATACTATTCTGGTTTCGTTGGCCATGTTACGTTAGTTAGATTTCTACCCACTGTGTATTTGCTTCGTCCCATTCATATCGCTTCCCGTCATCCGGCCTTGCTGTTGGGGGTTGCCAGTCAAATGACGAATCTAGTGCCCATGACGGATAGGGTTGTGGTGCGAGGAATACATCATTTGCTTTATCGTATTTGTACCCAGCACCCGGAAATTGCTTCCGGAAATTATTGTTGTACGAGCATTGCACCCACAAGAAGCTGTCTCCAACCTTGCCTGAGTTGATGAAATCCTGTTCTGCAACAATGACTCTTTGGACAATGCCGTCTTTTATTTCTGCAAAGTGGCTCATAGTGCGTACCTTATAATTATGATTCCAGAACCACCGACTCCTCCATAACCACCGTTACCGCCACCACCGCCACCACTACCTGTGTTTACGCCACCGTTTCCTCCTCCTCCGTTAGAACCATAACCGTTTCCTCCTGACGATCTACCATTCGTGGAACCAACACCCCCGCCGCTGCCTGCTGAACCTCCTCCTCCGCCACCTCCAGCGCCTCCTGCTCCTCCATCATCAGTAGCCCCCGAATTACCCGTGCAACCGCCGCCGCCACCGGCCCAATAATAGTTATTTCCAGTAATGTTTATTAGTATTCCTGCACCTCCATATCCCCCAGGGCTGGATGTATTTGCTGGTCTCTGACCAACGGCATTGGAACCACCACCACCGCCACATGGATAATTATTACCAGTACCGCGTCCGATTCCACCCTTATTTCCGGAATAAACATTCCAGTCCGTTATTGGATTTGTTTGTCCAGTCGGAACCGACTGTGTTGATGCCGAATAATCATTCCCACCATTATTCGCGGCAGACGATGCGGCAGAAATACTAGCATTTTCTCCTGATCCACCACCTCCTCCAACAGCAGTTACCGTTAATGAACCCCCAACATCAAAAACAGACGATCCTCCATTTAATCCAGATACATTATTCCATCCTGAACCAGTGTTTCCTATTGCACCTCCTGCACCAACTGTCATAGTGTACATACTTGATGTTAGGCTTAAACCTGTTCTGTGCAATACCGCAGCACCGCCGCCTCCCCCGCCGGTCCCATTCCCACCTGAACCGCCTCCCCCAACAACCAAAATATCTACTGATAGAGTACTATTCGAGGTGAAAGTGCCAGAACTTGTGAACGTGTGCAATTGATAAGTCGTACTGCCAGAGACATACGTTGTTAGTATTCCGCCCGAGGGACCAAGCCTAGCATTTGCTAATGTCCCAGAAGTCAAATCACTCGCATCAGTAGATCCTGCTGCAGCCCATTGCTTATCGCCTCTAAGGAATGTAGTTGCGCTTGGTGTCCCTGACGTTGTATCCAACTGGTCGAGCTCAGTCTTTGATACATCTTGACTTGCTAATTCTGCGAATATTTTTGACCTACTCATTTAATTTATCCTCATTCCGGTTTAATTATATTCCGCCCACTGCGTATTTTCTTCATCCCATTCGTATGGTTTGCCATCATCTGGCATTACAGTTGGTGGTTGCCAGTCAAATGACGCATCTAGTGCCCAAGATGGGTGGGGTTGTGGCATGATGAAAACATCATTGACCTTGTCGTATGTGTACCCAGTACCCGGATACTGCTTGCGAAAGTTGCCGTTATATGAACACTGTACCCACAAGAAGCTGTCTCCGACTGCTCCACTGTTAATGAAACCCTGTTCTGCAGCAATGACTCTTTGGACAATGCCGCCTTTTACTTCTGCGAAATTACTCATACCACATACCTAACTATGAAGATTCCATTGCCGCCAGAACCTCCTGATTGTCCGTATTTGCCACCACCACCACCGGAACCAGTATAATTTATCGCAGCCGTACCAGCACCTGTATGTGACCCATTACCACCCCCACCGAGTCCGCCTTCCCCCGGATTAGCACTCCCTGTCGAAAGATAACAACCGCCGCCACCTCCAGCTTGTATGTAAAGGTCTCCTGCACTATAAGGTCCGTAGTCTCCTCCGCTTCCTGTTGCTGTTGCCACATTACTAACATTTGTCCCTGCAAGTGCGGCATAAAGAAAGGCGGTGGTTTCAGCGGGTGAAGAGTTTACGAAATTACTGATTCCGGCTCCGCCATTACCAGCCAAACCAGTTCCCTGTGTCCCCTGTCCTGCAGCAGAACCCCCTCCACCTCCAGATGCACCATGTGGAGACAGAGCGTGTGTCGTTGTACCACCATCATTCCCATACATAGCAGTAGCACCCTGAAGGGTCTGTGTAGTGGAGCCACCAGCCGTCGGCGGTGTGCTATCAGCCCCGCCACCTCCACCACTTCCCCCAGCACTTCCAACACCATCTGTAGACCCCCCTTTGCCACCCAACATTGCAGTAAAACCAAATGCAGTACTGTTTGCTGATCCATTAGTAGCAGAAGCACCACCTGATCCAATTACAACGCCATAAGTAGTTAGAGCAGCTAAAGGGTGCCCTGTTTCCCAAAGCGACCCTCCACTACCTCCTCCGCCTCCACCGCCGGCACCGCCACCGGCTCCCGGCCCGATAAGAAGAAAATCTACGGTAAGAGCATTCTCGGTGACAAAATCGCCAGCAGACCGAAAACGATGCAACCTATACGTTACGCCGCTTTCTGTATATTCCACAGTTCTATCACCTCCGGTTGCAGGATGACTATAAGTCTGCCCAACGAGTGCCCAACTGTCAGTATAAACCTTCAGGGAATCAGCAGTAGAGTCATAGTACAATGCCCCTTCCGTTGGCGAGGAGGGAGCAGAGCCTGGCGTAAGTACAATAGATGGTATTACTACTGGATCAGCAAGCCTAGCATTTGGTAATGTCCCAGTATCTAAATCACCCGCATCAGTAGATCCTGCTGCTGCCCATTGCTTGTCGCCTCTAAGGAATGTAGTTGCGCCTGCAGTTCCAGTCGTTACATCCAGAACATCAAACTCTGCTGCTGTTACTTCTTGACTTGCTAAAGATGAAAAAACACTAGATCTACTCATTTATTTTCCCTCATTCTGGTTTCGTTGGCCATGTTACTGCGTTTACTTTATCCATTGTATCTAGTCCTGATGTGATGTCTCTTAATGCTTGGCGATACGTCTTCCAGGCCGCAGGTAATGTAACATCTTTAAATGCCATCCAATCAGTTTCTGCTAGGAGTTGGTTGCGTTTGGAACGAAATTCAACCATCTTACGATCATAGGTTCCTGCTTCCCAAGCTGCTTCCTCCGCATCCCACTTTGCCTCTTCTTCAGAAGTGAATTGAACACGCTCCCCTCCAATATTGTGAAATCTAGCCATGACTAACTCCGTATAAATTGAAATACCCAGATGTAACTGTTGGTGTGCTTCCTCCGGTAAAAAAAAACTGGATGCCGTCAATCGCTGCCGCACTCTTATATCTACCTCCTGCAAACACAAAACCCCCTGTTGATTGTGCGCTGCGTGTCGTAAAGCAAGTAAAATGCGTATAAGAGTCAGTGCTTGCAGGATCATAAATCGTCAATTCAAAGTTTGAGGTTTCTCCTGCGGCGTTCCCTACATTCTCCCCGATCCATTTAGTAAACTTCGTGTCGTCTGTATCAATTCCGCTATAGGGGCCAGCAGAGTCATCGTCTTGCCCGCCAATCTGGTGATAAGTATACAAGAGTGAGCTCGAAACAGCACCGGCCGTAGAAATGCGAATATCCCCAGTTACACCGTCATTTGAGGAGTGAATATTCGATCCAAATATTTTATAAACACGATATGTTGCTGACAACAAGGAAGAACTCCCGACAAGCACTGTCGCATCACTTGATGCAGTCACCGTCTGTAACCAAATTAATCCCCCACCAGCAGCATCTTCAAAAGCAGGAGCAGTACTAGCACCAGTTGAGGTTAATACTTGTCCATCAGTGCCGCCACCGGCTATTTTAGCAACTGTTATTCCACCATCCAGAGTATCAAACTCTGCTGCTGTCACACCTTGACTTGCTATTTCGGAGAGTGTCTTTGAAAAACTCATTTATTTTTTCCTCATTCAGGTTTCGGGTATTTGTCTTTTACCGGCTGAACTATATTTGTCTTCCACGATGCAACTCCATTATGAAAAATGTGGTCTAACTGATCAGCCAACGGAGGATACTCTTCCGCTCGATTTCTTGCATAGGCTTGTGCATCATATTCTGCTTGTAAACGTAGAGTTTCAGTTTGGACTTTTGCTTCATCTAATGTTACTAAATTATGTTCTCCATCGTATGCTTCATTATCAGCAAAAATATGTGTAACACTAGAATGAGTATTATAAATTGCTTGATGCCTCATTGTGCCACCTCAGCCGTATAAATTGTCGAAAGGTTTGCGGAAGTATTAGACGCTGTACCCCAACTTGCTCCTCTGTTCATATAAATAGTTTGACTGTTATCCAAACAAGCAATATATAACATATATCTATATGTAGTGCCTTTTACAATACTCCCTGTTTTATCCATTACCTGAATAGTTTGAGAATCAGGGGCATAGTTTATATTTCTTCCATGTGGATAAAAGGTTATGTTAGCAGGAGTATTTCCTGCTTGCTCATTTGTACCAACTCCAACATCTACACCATCTTTCATAATTTTGAACGCCGTTCCTGTAGATAAATTAAAACTAATATTAAATTGACATAAAACATATATATGACTATCATTTGCTGCCGCTACATGATCAACATATAAGGGAGTTGTATTGAAGCTTTGGTCTGTACTTTCATAAGACGATACTGTACCAACCTGAGTATAACCTGTTTTTATCACATGCCCAGCAGGAAACACAACCGCACTACCTAAAGTTACAGCAGTTACTGCTCCAAGAGTAGTAATACCACCAGTGAGAACATTCAATTCAGCAGTAGATGCAGTTACACCATCTAATTTATCAAACTCTGCAGCTGTCACTCCTTGATTTGCTAAGGATGCAAAATCTCTTGATATACTCATTTAATTATCCCTCATTCCGGTTTCGTTGGCCATGTGGCTGCGTTGACTTTATCTACGGTATCTAATCCGGTAGTCAAGTCTCTTAATGCTTGGCGATACGTCTTCCATGCAGTTGGTAATGTTACATCTTTATTAGCCATCCAATCGGTTTCTGCTAGTTTTTGATTGCGCTCAATCCGCAAAAGACGTATGGGTTCTGCTGCTTGCAGGCGGATCACCTCCGCATCTATTTCTGAGTTTGTTGGATCACTTTCTTTTGAGGGGTCAAAAACTAACGTATAAGTTTCCCTCTTTTTACCAGATGAATGATAATGAAATGTACTGCCTTTAGGCACCAACGCTTCAATTGCTTGTAATCTAAATTCTTCATTAGTCATAAAATTACCATATATTATGATGGTGTATAAATTTGAAGTAGTACCCATACATCAGCAGGCATGTAGCTATCTTGATCACTAGCAATCCATTGACTAGTATTAGAACCATCTAATGACCGAACTCCCAAACTCACAGTTGTAGTACCTGAATAACCTGTTTCGCTAACAATATGACCTCCTTCCGAGGCATCTCGCGTTGTTGCTCCATAACCCCAGCATGGACCCTTAATTATTTCAGTTTTTGTCCCATCAGTTATCTTTACTATGAGGCAATTTCTATTATTGGCACCTGTGCCTGTTCGCCCCCCAGAATATTGGACAATCAATTTCTCTGCGCTCCCCATGCTTATTGTCATCGGCGTGGGGGAAATGTTAGACGGCGTGAAATAATCTGGAACTGTATTTGATGAAGTTGCTATTGTTTCATTTGTTATTTGAAAAAATGCCGTGTCCGTAATGTGTCCAGAAGCAAGCCTAGCATTTGCTAATGTTCCAGAAGTTAAATCAGTTGCAGAAGTAGATCCTGCTGTTGCCCATGTCGCATCGCCTCTCAAAAAAGTCGTGGCACTAGCACCAGATGCTACAGATACATCAAGCGCATTCAATTCAGCAGTAGATGCAGTTACGCCATCTAATAATGAAAACTCTGTGTTAGCAACTCCACCCGATCCCGCATCTAATTCCCTTGCAAATTCTGCAATAGTTCTT